GTTGGACTTATTGAAAAGGGTGAAGCCAAGAAGGATACTTCAGGCTTTGTAATTGATTTAATAAAAGCGAGGGCAATATGAGTGAGTATGAAAAATTAGAATGGTTACATAGTCAGCTTTCTGAATTAATAGATGGAGTTGAGGTTAATTTAGAAATGATGCAAGGGTTTGTAGAAGATTTAAGAGAGCCATATTTAAAAAAAATAAAAGCGAGGGCAATATGATTAAAGGATTTGAAACAATTCAAAAAGGAACAAAACTAATTACCAATCAATTAGGAGTTCCAACCAGAGCAGTAGCTATGGAAAGCATTAAACAAGGTAAAGGTTTTAAAAAGACTTTACTTGTTGATGTCAAGGGGTCAGACATAGGTTTGTTTGATGAGATGGGTAGCGTATATGTTCAAGATATAATTGAGGTAGTAAGCTGATGGAAACACTATTTGAAACTGACGAACAAACACACACACTAGGTGGAAGCTTTGAAGCTTGTAATAGAATGGAAAAAGCAGTAGCAACTGCATTCTTTAAAGGGTATGGTTTGTTTTTTACTTATTACAAAGTTAATAATAAAGAACCAGGAGACTTAGGAAATCACGAAAGAAGAGTCTTAGAAACTATTTCTGATTTAAAATACAATGATGATGGCGACATTTTAGTCTGTGGTTGCATAGACCATGAAGGTAATTATCGTAAGTTCTTTTTAGAAAACATGTCTAATGTTTCTGTATTTAAAAAAGTTGTGATATAATCTATGTATGATTATTCTTAATGATAAAAAAGTCACAGCTAAAACTTATGCAAAACATATGGCATATAAACATATGACAAAGTTATACGACAATCCGGAAGAGTATACTGATGATAATTTTAAACACGCTACTCAACGAGAGCAAGAAGAAATTGTAAATCAAATTAGTTTACAAGAGGATAGAGTTCGTAAGTCTCTGGGTGTAAAGTTTGATACATTACACAGTCAAAATAATTGGTCAGTAAAAGTAGAGGGTAAAAAACTATGACAGAATTTACAGAACGAGTAGAACGTCAAAGAGAAATGCTTGAGAAAGAAAAACAATCTAAACAAGTTAAACAAATTGAAACCAGGTACAAGGATGGTTTATGGACAGAACAAACCATAGACTATTATGATGGCCGGAGAGTAATAGAGTTTAGAGATAAACGTAAACAAACAATCGTGGAGTATCATGGCGAAGACGTGGAATAAATCTGCTCATGTATCTGCTACACAAGGCAGAGGTAAAAAGACAAGTCAAGGTAGAGGTAATGTTGCTTTCTCTACCATGAACAAAAACAAGAAAAGCAACTTTAAAAAATATCGAGGGCAAGGTAAATGAACGACCAACCAAAAGAAAAAAGAATAACAGTTAAAATTCCTGAGAGACATTTAACATGGATTATAAAAAACTATCTTAAAGCTAAACAAGGCACTACAAGTTTGTTTGAATATGGTGGTATAGATATCCAAGAGGTACATGCCATAGCAGACTTACTGTATCATCTTAACGAAGCATTAAAAATTGAGGAGGATGAGTGAACATATTTTATTTTGATGAGTGTCCGACTATATCAGCAGAAGCACAGCCTGATAAGATGTTAGTCAAGATGCCATTGGAAACAGCACAAATGTTATGCACAGCACACCGAGAGTTAGATGGTGATGAGTACGCTGACAAACATGGTCTTTACAAAAGAGCCTATTGGAATCATCCTTGTACTATCTGGGCAAGAGAATCTAGTTCTAATTACTCATGGTTGTATCGACACTTCCTAGCATTAGGCTTGGAGTATGAGTACAGGTATGGTAGAAAACATTCAAGTGTTGTCAAGCTAGAAGAACCATTGAGTAAAATGCCTGACAACATTACACATACAAGTCTAACACCACTAGCACAGGCTATGCCTGAGGAGTATAAAAATGAAGATGCTATTGTTGCTTATCGTGATTATTGTATTAACGAAAAACACTATGCCAAATGGGAACGAGGTCGTGATAAGCCTAGTTGGTGGCATACACAACACGAGGAAGTTGCATGAAAATTAAAATAAAAGAAACACCACGACTACCTTATAAATATTTAAACGAAGAAGAGTATAATAAACTTTGTTCCAAACTGGCCAAAGAATATATACAAAAATTAATTACAAACCAGGAGAAAAATGTATATCTATATGAACCCAGAAAGTGAGACAAGAGTTTTAACTCGTGATGAATACAGAATTTTTACAAATTTTACTAACGATAATTATAAAGATATGTATTCAGAGAAGGTTGGTTATGAAGTAAATTATAATCCAGGAAAGGATACTTTTACAGTCACATTACCAACTAATGATGTAATAAGTTTTGTTGATTTATTCAACGAAAGGGGTTGACTTTTTAGTCAGCAAGTGTATAATAACTAATGCAATAATGCCAAACCATAGGAGAAAATAAATGGCAATACAACAAGGAATAGCCTATTGGGCTAGTGTAAGAACACCTAATACCAAGTTCGAACCCTGTTATACAGTGGACTTAGTAGTAAGTGATGAGGTGGCAAATGACTTTGAAAGTCGTGGCTTCAGGGTAAAAGAACTGACAGTCAATGATGAAGTTGTTGGTCGGTCTATTAACTTTAAAAGAAAAGTCAATGGTCCAAATGGAATGGTTCGTAAAGCACCATTACTAATGGATGCTGATAAAGTTCCAATGGATGAAAACGTTGGGAATGGTTCTAAGGTTAGAGTTCAATACAATGAGTGGGAAGCCACTAATAAGTTTGGAACTTTCAAGGGCCTGGACTTTCAAGCCATGCAAGTAGAAGAATTAATTTCTTACAAAGCCGGAGATGGAGATGAGTTCGATACTATCGAAGGTGGCGAGGAATTCTAATGCAAATTACTATTCAAGACAATGTCTATGAGATAGACAATATCAGTGATGAAAAAATCAAATTAGAAGCTAGTGTTTTAATTGCTAAGATTAACCATCATAGATTATGTTTAGAGGGTTCTCAAATTCTAGTGAATACTTTTGAAACTAGATTGGGCGATGTTCTCAGACCAAGAGATGAAGCTTTAGTAGAACCTACAAGAGCACGAGATGAGAAGGGGCACTATATTGCAGACGACCCTTCAACTCCTGATGTAAATGAAGCTTGGGAAGGTGGTAAAAAACCATCTAAGTCTAAGTCTTCTTAATTCTAACCACGCTAGGACACAGATTAAGTTCTGTGCCTAGCTTTTTTTTGGGTCAAACATGGAAAACAATTTAAAATTTGTAAAGTATCATCAGCCTTGTCCCTCATGTGGTAGTAGCGATGCTCTATCACTCAACGAGGATGGGTCTGGTAAATGTTTTAGTTGTCATAAGTTCTTTCCTAGTATTGATAAACAATCTACATTTAAATCAAGCCAGGTAAAAACAAGGATGAAAGAAACAATAAAAGAACTGAATGCACATGGTGGTGTGTTCGCAAAATTAACAGATAGAAACATAGCAAAGGAGACTGCTGAAAAGTATGGTGTCAAAGTTGTCTATGATTCTAATGGTACGTTAGCTCAACATATATATCCTTTATATATTAACAATGAGCTTACGTCTAACAAAATTCGATACGTCAGGGATAAGAAATTTTCTTTTGATGTATCACCTAATGGTGTTGGACTTTTCGGTCAACAGTTATTCAAAGAGGGCGGTAAGTATCTTACCATAACTGAGGGAGAGTGCGATGCTATGGCAGCCTATGAACTACTTGGTAGTAAGTGGGCTGTCGTATCCGTTGTTAGAGGTGCAGCAGCAGCAGTAAAAGATATTAAAGAAAACCTTGAGTATGTAGAAAGCTTTGATAATGTTGTGCTTTGTTTTGATAAAGACAAACCGGGACAAGAAGCTGCTAAGAAAGTAGCAACGATATTAAAACCTGGAAAAGCTAAGATAGTAACTTTACCTAATGGTTACAAAGATGCTAACGACATGTTGAACAAGGGACTCTTCAAAGAGTTTACTAGTTCTTGGTGGGATGCAAAGGTTTACACTCCTAGTGGTATCATTCGTGTATCAGAAAAACAATCTGAGTTTCTTAATCGTGAAAGAAAAGAAAGCATTCCCTATCCTTGGGAAGGTTTAAATAAAAAACTGTATGGCTTGAGACAAGGAGAGCTCGTAACTTTGACGGGTGGAACGGGTCTTGGTAAGTCTAGTATTACGAGAGAGCTTGAGCATTGGTTAGTTAAAAATACTAACGATAATGTAGGAATCATAGCATTGGAAGAAGATTGGAAACGAACAGTAGATGGTATACTTTCTATTGAAGCTAACGCTAGATTATATGTAGACCAGGAGAGAGATAAGTTTGATAAAGAAACTATCATGGATATGTTTGATAAAATATTTTCTAATGATAAAGTATTTATCCATGCTCACTTTGGAACGAATGAGATAGATGATATCTTTGCTAAACTTAGATATCTTATTGTTGGATGTGATTGTAAGTGGGTAGTTGTTGACCATCTTCATATGTTAGTCAGTGCATTAGCAGAGGGAGATGAAAGAAGAGCCATTGATAATATTATGACTAGACTGAGAAGTTTAGTTGAAGAAACCGGGGCCGGATTAATATTAGTATCTCACTTGAGAAGAGTTGATGGAAACAAAGGTCACGAAAATGGAGTTGAAGTAAGTCTCTCTCATCTTCGTGGGTCTAACAGTATAGGACAGTTGTCTGATTGTGTTATTGCACTTGAAAGAAACCAACAATCCGATGACGATTTAGAAGCAAGGACAACAAAACTTCGTATACTTAAGTCAAGATATACAGGTGATGTAGGAATGGCAACTTCTTTAGTTTACGATAAAGATACGGGCAGACTTGCAGAATATTCTGATGCTGAATTATTAGGGGAAGAAGAAACACTTTTACCACTGTAGGATTTAATATGGAATTAGTTTTTGACATAGAAACAAATGGATTGCTTTTTGATTTCAAAGAAAAAGTTTGGGATGAAGAAGCTAAGAAAAATATTGAGGTTGTTCGACCTGCAGCCACAACAATCTTTTGTATTGTTGCAATAGATGAGAATGACAATGTATATTCATTTGAACCCCATCAAATTGATGAGGGTATTAAATTTTTAGCTGAAGCTGATAAAATAATTGGTCATAATATTATTGGTTTTGATATACCAGCTATTAT